TAAACGCTAATGTTTCATCTGTTGATTTACCATTCGCCAAATTATTTTGAACCCATTTTTTATCTGTAAATGGATAGATGTCCGCAAAATCATACTTATTTGATGTCGTAGATGTTGAGACATAATTAATAATATCGTTTTCATTGTTTAACGAAACCAATGGTTGTGATTTTGAATCATCTATAACACCATAGGTTATAAATTCAAAAGACGCATTTTCAACTGTATTTTTGATATACCCAGTATTAAAAACTCCTCTTATATAATTTTGCCAACTAGCGGAAACACCTTCATTTGATATATGTTTTAAAACATTTTCAAAATTACTCGCGTTAAGATTATATTCTTTTAAAGTTTTAATTAATTCAACATCACTATTGTCTGACAAACTTTGTGTAACATTAATTGTCTCACCCTCACTAACAACATTTGAAATTTTATCCGCTTCAGATTTTAAATTATTACTTCTATCTAATTTAGAATAATGTGAAGTTAATAATGTTCTTTCATAAATTTCATAAATAAATTTACTAGCAACTTTATTTTCATACACTTCATTATTAATTGGAAATTCTATTGCACCTAATGAAACTCTATTTGGTTCTTTTGTTGGATTTGACGTTTTAGTTGGTGGTGGAGGTGGTGGTGTTTTTTGTGTCATACCACTAATAAATTCTTCAACAAACTCAATTTCCGGCCAAACATCATATAAGTACCCTTTAGTTTCTCCAATAATATCACTATCACCAGGATATCTTAATTCGTACTTTTCTTGACCATTTTCACCTGTAGTTTCTTTAATAACTTGAGGCCAAGGATATACCGGTTGGTTTTTATCATCACCTGAACTTTTATTATCCGCACTAGCATTTGCAATTTGTTTATCAAAAATAACACCTTTTCTAATCTTATTATCTCTTTGTTCCCAAGCTTTAGTATGAACATCATCCATTAATCGTAAAAAAGCTTCACCATTAGCGAACACAACCGCCAACACATTTCTTATTGTTGGGACAAACCCAATACCGTTGTCTTTATTTTCAATGACACCTCTTTTAGTTTTTAAATCCTTACCCATTTTATCGGTCAAATCTATAAATGAACCGGACCCTTCAAACACAAAGTATTGTGAAATGATTTGTTTAGAACCATTTTTAAGAGTTATTGATGTATTATTAAAAAGTTTTAAATTGTCTAATTCAGCTTGGAATTTTGTTAAATCTTCAGGTGTTGGCTGACTGTTTTTTCTCTGTAGTTTATATGTTTCAGTTAAATCAATATCCGAGGAATTAATATCAATAATGAAAACACCTTTTCTTTCATACTTAACATCATTAGGTATAGAACATTTAGTTATTTTACCACTAATTGTATAACTACCATTTGAACCACAAGTAACGTTTTCATTTAATAATTTATTATATTTTTCAACTAAACCTTTTAATTTTGAAATTGCATCACTTTTCTTTTGAGCGTCTAAATCTTTCTTAAAGGTATAAATTTTTTGTCCTGTTTTATTTTTAATATAACAGTTTTCTGTGTCCATAAATTCATTAAACCATGAAGTTTTTACATTATAAAATATTTCTTTTTGATAATCCAATAAATGAACACCGTAAGCATCTAAATTGGTTAATGGGTCTAAATTTTGTTTACTAAATGAGTCAAGAACATTTTTAATAAAGTTATCAATTCTATCTTTCATTTGCATTAAAGTAATTTCAGGAAAATCATCAGGAATCAACCCTTTTGATTTATATTCACTGTACATTTCTCTAACTTTTTGATAACCTCTTTCAATAACAACACTTTCTGTTTTAGTAGTTGTACTCGGACCACCACTAGTTTTACTAATATTAAATCTTGATTGATACATATGGGGCGTCGCTAAAAGAGCACCCATTGTCACATCAGTTAGAACTGTATATTTGTATGTGTAGAATTTTAAATCAACAGTAAAATTAGCCGTATCAGCATTATATGTTGTTGTAAAATTTTGTAACATTAACGCCAATCTAACAGCTTTACCAAAATATCCTTTAATCGTTAAATGAAATAATGGGTAAGGTAAATTAAAGAATGCCGCATATGGTGAGTTATCTCCCGCCTCAAATAAAGCACGACCTTTCACATCAACTAATCTAATATCAATTGTTGGTAAAAAATCTAACCCTTGTCTAATACTTATTGAAGTAATTCCCAATAAACCATTGTCTGTCGCACCCGGTTTTCCTCCTGAACTAATTGTTTGTTTTATGTAAAAATCGTCACTGTTATTGGGATTTGTTACACTGTTTAAAGTGGGTTGATTAACACCTTCACCTTTTATAGCGTTTTTACCTGTTAACTCGTCAGTATATGAATTATCTAAATATGGTTTATCACCTGGTTTTAAAAAATTAATTTTAGCAATAGATACTGTTCTAATAGAATCATTATTCGCTGTCCCTATTGCCAATTTAGTTCTCGGTAACACACTACACTCAAGATTAGCATACATCACCAAATTTTCTTGACTAACAAATCTATCCTTTACTTTATTGTCTCCATCAATAACTTTGTTTGGGTCAATAATTGTAATGTTATTATAGTCGAATTCGACCAATATATTTTCGGATTTACCTACCATAATAATAGAAATGATTATCTAATTGAGATTTATATTCTTGTAAAGATGATACTAAAGGAAATGGAATTGTCAATATAGCAGCGTCCGGTATAGCCCATTCCTCACCACCAAAAATTGGATTAGCTGCGAGTATTAACCACCCAAAAGTTGGGGTTCCGTAATATTGTTGAGATATTTTATCTAATCTTGATTGTCCAATTTTATAAATCACTTTTTTATCTGATGATTTACTGGAAATTGAAATGTATGGGACAACACTTTGTTCACCATTTAATAAAAATTCATTATATCTATTATAATTTTGTCTATTATTCATTTTTAGTTAAATTGAGTTTTATCCGTCCAAGTTATTTTATCACCACTATTATTACCTTTATACAATAACAATAAATTAGTTATTTGTTCATTATTAGTAGATATAGGTTCTGTGTTGTAAGTAAATTTACGTACCTTACCTTTTTTATATAAATTTTCAACAACAAGATAATTTTTATATGTCTTATCCTTTTTTATTTTTTTGTAAAATTCTTCAGAAGCGTCTAATTCATTTTTAACTTTGTCTCTAAAATCATCTACAATAGTATTAAATTTTTTCTTTAAAGTTGATGTTGATTTATCCATTTCATTAGTAACAATTAACGATTTAAACGTGTTAAATTTATCTTTATCGTTAAAAATTTGAGCCATAATCATAAAGAATCTTTTATCCGGTAAATCACTAATACTTGTTGTAAAAGATTTAAAATCTCCGGGTTCATCGTATCCATCATAAATAATACTTTTACTAATTAAATATTCATTAAATTGATTCATATCTGTAGCAACTGATTGATAATCTCCACATAATTCAAGATATGTGTCATCATATTCCGGACTGTTTGAAACTGTAACTTCTGTCGTTGCAGAAATATTATATATTTTAGGTTTTAAATCAATTATAACACCATCCGATAATGTTGTAACAAAATTAATTTTTCTAAAAACCTGAACCATATCTACTTGTTGTTGTACCACATTGTTTACAATCGTATTAACACCTAAACTAAAATCGGTTTTATAATCTTCTAAATATTTTTTTAAATTACTTTTAACTGTTCTTATTGTTGTTTCATTAAATTTATTCGAAATTAACCCTAAAATAATAAAATTAACTTCAGTTTCTACATCGTCTATTGTTTTAACAAACAAATCATCAATTCTAGTTTCAAAAACAGATTTACCAAAAATATTAACCGTTTCAGGTGATTTACTTGTCCCATATTTAAAAACCCCATTATCATATTGTCTCTCTTTTGACATTAATTGCCAAATACCATCGTTATATGATTTAGTGGTACTTTCCGCCTGATTTACTATATTGGTATAATATTCTTTAACACCATCCAATAAAGTATCCATAATTTTCATATATGTGATATCACCTGTTTGACCACTTAAACCATTTACCGTTGTTTGAATTTGTCCAATAGTTTCACCAGCAGAATTTGTTTGTTGATTATCAATATTAGTTACTGATGGTTGTTCATCCATTAAAGATTGAAAATATTGTTTGTCTAAATTTTTCCAACTGTCGTCTGTCCATTTAGCTCTTTCATCATAAATCTCAGTATTTCCATAATAATTAAATGATAAAGCGTTTTGTAACTCCTCCACAGGTTTTTCAAGACCCATACCACCAATTAAATCAAATGATAATGTAACATTCGCTATCATTGGTTGAATCCCAATACCCTCCGGATTTAAATCAAATACTAAAGGTTCATAAGCAAACGCAACATTTTTAGGTATTATTTTACAATTATAAAAATCACCAATCCTTAATACTAACACAGGTGGTGCTCCAAATGAGGTGTTTAAAGCGTCATTTTGAACTATTTGTCCTTTATCACCTATAACAGGAATTGTTTCTCCAGGTCTAACACATTGATTTAAAAATGTTAAACGAGAGTTTAATCCTTCTGGTGTCATAGAATGAAAAGCCGGATTAAAATATTTAATTTTTTCCTGAATAGAATCATACAACATTGGTACTTCTTGTTTAACAACATCAAAATAATCACATTCTGATAGTAATTTTCTCAAAATTAATTTACTAATACCTTCTTTTATTGTTTTTTCTGTTCTATAAGTTGGTTCTGGTTTAGGTTTTTCCAATTTTCTTTCCGGGGCGGGTACTGAAACAATAGGTGGTAGTTCTTCAGGAACAACGGGTTTATCAACGGTAGTAACAGTTATATCTGTAATAACAACTCTCCGACAAGCCATTGCGGCAACAGAATACCATTGTGAATTGTGTGTTGATTTTCCATTTTTATCTTTAATATCTTGAGTACAAGTAACCGCAGCACCAAAACCATTTTTTGACGATTTTGGTATAGCTGTATCATCCTCACCAAGAGTATCTATACTACCAAATGATAATGTTTTATCAGTTATAAATTCACCTAATTTAGTTGTTTTTAAATAGTCAATAACCGAATTAGCTCTCCTTTTAGATAATGTTTTATTATAAGGTCCCGTTGCCGGAGCGGACGCCGCTGACCGTAAAGACAGTTTTATTGTACCTGTTTTTTCACTTAATATTTTAAAAGCATCTTCAATAAAACCTGTGTTAATATAATTAAAATTATCTACCACCACATTCTGAAAAAATTCTTTAACATTTAAGTTTGAACTAGGTGGACTAAATGTTTTACTTGATATTGCAACATATTGGTCTTGATTCGCACTACTAATGTATGTGTCATAATCAGATTTATATGTTGAACTAGGTATTGGATTAGTTTTATTACGAGGACCCGGAACATCATTATCAAAATAAAAAGCAAAATTGTTATATTTTGAATCCAAATCAGCCACAGACAATTCAGGATTAGATTTAACAATACTATTACCTGGTTGTGTAACCGAACCTACAGAAACATCCGAAGGTAAACTATCCATGATGTCTTTCGCAGTATTTTTATCCAAATTAGGATTATTTAATATTGTTTGATACGTATATAAATCTTTAGTTGGTACAGTATTAAATTTTTTAGCCAATTCATAAATATCATACTTAACACATCCAGCAAAAAACGAATCAATTATAGAATTAACCCTTTCTTTATTATTACCTTTTAATTGTTTTTCAACAATAGTGTTCATAATCGATGGATGGTCCACAATGATTTTCCAACTTAAAGACCCCGTTCGTTTAGTATCTTTATAGGTATATATCGGTTCCGGTCTACCGAGAAAAGAAGTTTCAGTCCAGTTAGCTGTACTTGTATCATTAAATTTTAAATCATATGGTGGAAACCACATAACTCTTCCCCCATTTGGTCCTTTTTCACAAACGGGTAATTCATCATAGGTATATCCTTGTTTACTTGATGTTCTCCAAGCCAAATTCTCTATTGAGAACATATATTTTTTAGCATATCCACCAATTCCGTTAGGTCCGTCAGCAATAATATTTGTCGACCCCGGATTTCTTGTTGGTGAAATATTTAAATTAAATGTATTATCAAATACTGACCCAGCAAATTTTCTACCAGATGTTGTTATACCATCAACTTTTTGTAAATCATTATAAGTGTAATATGGAGTATCTTTGGTAAAAACTCTACAATATTCAATACCCGCATCCCCACCTGTTGTTTGGTCACTATATGAAATAACTTGTGAACCTTTAGTCATTTCTTTATAACCATCATGAAATACTTTACTAACTTGGTTAATAGCATTACCTACGTGTTTTAATCGGGTAATTCCCTGAACATTATCAGCAGAATTAACCAATCGTTGAGTTTCATCTAAAATTGATGTTGATTTAAACACAAAATTAGTTGATTCATCTTTTAAATAATTGCTACTAATTAAGTTAAATTCAGAATCAATAGACCCTGAACCACCACCTGGTATTGCTCGGAAACCAGCGTTAGCTTTATATTTTGGCGATGTCCATACAAATTGACCGTCAATACCACCACCATCACTTAATGATTTAGCTGCAAGTCCAAAATTAAGAGTATCTTGATTACCCTCAAATAAAATACCCATTTCCGAAGGACCATAAACCGGAACTTGTTCTTGTTGACCAAAAGCATTTATTGGTACCTGATTTGGGGGTGAGGTTATTGTTGATGGTTCAGAATTTCTACTACCAACATAATAACCACCAACTAAAGTTCCATTATCGGGATTTATTAAACTAACAATTGCCTGTCCAATCCCTAATAACCCACCGAAATCTTTCCTATAATTTGGTTGATAACGGTTATAATTAATATTTTTAAATAATACCGATTTTTGTCCATTTCCCGTATTTGTTAAAAATATTTCAGAAGGGTTTCTTTTTAAATTTAAGATAGGACCTAAAAACCCACCGGTTAATTGATTAATAACATTTAACGCTGTTGAGGTTTGTTGTGTTTGACCATTTCTTGTATTATCGGTAAAATAATCTCCGGGTATTAAAGAAACCGGCCAATACGCCCCACCTAACCTAGTTATTAAATCAGCCGCCGCTGTAATGGGGTCCTCCGGTGATGTAATCTTCCAATTTCTATAAATCAATGGTTCTTGTCCGGTAACAATTAAACTAGCCTCAAATGGGTCTTGTAATGATTGTAAATTAATTTGCCCAACGGTATTAATAAAAATTTCTCTAGCGATTCTATCTTGAAATAATTGATTAAGTTTTTGAGCCCCTAATTTAGCCAAATAAGAATCTTGAGATAAGGTACCATCACTACCAGTCGGGTTTGACGATAATAATATTGCATATGGCGAATATGATGAGGGTAAAAAAGTTCCACCATAACCATATGGTTGATGTATTGGTTTTCCCAAAATTTGAGTTGTAACACCATACATTTCATTAAAACCCCCATTTGGACCATAATAATTATCAATATATGAAGCATCAATAAAAAATTCATTTACTAAATCTAACACAGTATCATTTGGACTATATTCCCCTTGGTTTGATTTTACAGGAAGAGGTGCACTATTGTAGTTAATATTTAAGTTATAACCACCATCAGGACCATATTCATTTAATGGATATAGTTTTGCAGCAAATGGGTCATTAGCAATTAATTCATTTGGAGAATCTATTACATTTGTAACATTTAAAACCGTTTCATAAGTTAAATTACCAACCGATGGTGAATATACACCAACAACATTATATGGAGATAAATTTTTTGACATTAAAATATCTCTAAATGAGGATGATGACGCAAATGACAATGTACTATTTGACATATTTTTTTTCTTTTATAATAAATAGATTAACAACCCATTTTTAATACCCAGGATTAGGTAACGCTTCATTTTTTTTAAGTATTGGTCCAAAATTAGCGTTTGACATAGTTTCTTTAATTGTTGTAACTATTTGTTGTTTAACATCCGGATTATTTAAAGCATCTTGGAATGTTTTTGTATCAATTCCCGGAGGTGCTGTAATATTTATTGTATGACTTAAATTAACATCCATTGTTGAAGATGTTGTTGAAGATTGTGTATTACTTAAAGTTCCTGTTGTAGCTCTTGGAACGTTTGTTGTTGAATTTGTTACCGGTATCCCTACACTTCGTTTTGCCGCATCCGCGATGTTACCAAATATTGGGAATAGAGTGTTTAACCTATCCGCCTCTTTTTGTAAATTTGAAAATGACGAAACAAATTCTTTTTTAAAAAAGTCGGTAAATCCACCCATCGCATCACTCATACTAACAGTAGATTTTCCTGTTTTAGCGTAATCATCAAGAATACCCATCAATCCACCAACACCTTCATCAATTTTTTTTCTAAGATTTTTTGACTCTAAACCTTCACCAGGAACTTTAGATAATGAAGTCGCTATCTCTCTACCACCCGTTAATAATCTTCCCCCTGTCGCACTTCCAGCTAACGCTAACCCTGTTCTATCACCTAAACTATTAATTGCCGCAGCAACAGATTGAGTAGCACTTAATTGTTCTTTAGCCAATTCCTCCATTGTTTTTGGAGCAGTATTAGCTATTTTTTCTAAAGCCTCTAATTCAGGACCAGTTAGAGTACTGACATCTTTTGTTACACCAGCAGCGGTTTTTATTTCATAAGTTCCACCTTTCCCCATTTCAGCCATATTGGCTATCATTTTCTTTTGGTCCTCAGTCGCCGACGGAAAGGTAATTTCTTTCATCTTTTTATCTAAATCCGCACTACCTAACGCCATTTTGGTAATTTGGTCATAAGATATTCCCATAGCACTTGAGATTTCTCTCAACTGACGTTTAGCACCTGGCATAATCTCAAAATGTCCATCTTTACCTAATTGAACAAATTGTTTACTCATTTCCGCAATTTGATTTTGTAATTCAGCCGGGTCATTTTGTGATAAATCCATTAATTTTAATGGGTCTAATAATGAACTTTGTGAAACACCTAATCTCTGCATCGCAGCCGCTACTTCAATAGCTCCTTCAGGATTAAAAACTTTTTCGGCAAACTCTAAAGTTTGAGACATATCTATTCTTAACGATGTTGCTTGTGCCGCCATTTTAGCTAAACCTTGGACACCCCCTTCAAAATTATATTTATTAAGAGCTTGCATATTCTCCAAAACCATTCCAGAAACTTTCTGAGCGTTAACACCTGATTCTCTAGCAATATCAACAACCTTTTTCATTTCACCAGCCGCCTTACCCGATGAAATACCCGCATTCGCCATATTTTCAACAATGTCAGTAACCTCTTGATTGGTAACTTTCATTGTTGCGTACAAATCTTTAGTGGTTTCTTCGGATAATATAATATTTCTACCTAATTTGTTTGAGGCTTGTTCTTGTATTTGAAGAACATCCGCTATGTCACCACCTAATCTTCTTACAGAAGTAACTGAATCGGACATACTAGCTCGTAATATATCCGCCATCGCCTGACCTTGTCCAAACTGTCTAAGCATTGAACTAGCCGCATTGTCAATAGTTTTAACTATTTCACCAATATTATTAATATTAGACATTGCAGCCCTTTCTAAACTACCTAATAACGATTCATTTTTATCTTCCGGTGTTGTTGCCATAATTAAATGTATTTATAAATAAATACACCAAACATAGTTTTTGAATTACTAGTTTGGTGTGTTATCTTCGATTAATCGATTTATTAGGTATTTTCTAACATATGTCGGCATTGAATGAAAATCCGAATATGAAACATTAATTGATTTTATTAAATACAAATATTCCTCAATTAATATTTGTCTGTGATTAGAAGAAAGGGCGAAAAAAGTCCACCCCAAAGGCAATCTCGAAAGATACCAATTCTCCGGAAGGGGCGATTACACTTCTTTTTAAGTCCAATGACGGCTCATTTTCTCTTAAAAAATTTCTTATGTACTTAGAATCCATAATTGGTAATGAATCCACAAATAAACTAATTTTTGACCTATCATCATCACCATCAATATCAACAATATGTTTTAATAGTTTCCAAGTAACCGTAGGTGCTTGTCTACCAACCGGATATTGTTCCACCATTTTATCTAACTCAATTGTATCATGAAATGTAGTTGGTCTTAATTTTACAGTAACACCAGTTCTCGGTAATTTAGTTGTAAATGTACCATCTTCATTAGGTTTAACTTCTGTTTTTCTAATATTTAATTCATCTAATGTAACTGTACCAACAAATGGTTTATTTGTTTTTGGGTCAACCAAATTTAAACTATATTCTGAACCAAAAGATGTGTTTCTTAAAAATATTAAAATAGCTTCAACATCACCATCTAAAAGTTCTTCAGGTCGTAAATCGTGTTCGTACATTTTATTTCGTAATAACTTCAATATAATATTTTCACTACTACGACCCGCCCCCGTTAAATAATTTTCATCGTTTGCGGTTAAATAACCAATCTTAACACCTTTCTTTTTTGATTTATAAAAAATCCCCCCCGTTGGTAGTTGAACCACATCGTGTGGTAAACTAAAATTTTGTGTACCCGCATCTATTAAATTTTGTTCCATATATTTTTGTTTTATTATAAATAATAGAACGGTTTATTTAAAAATAAATGTTTATAAAAAAAAAACCCACAATTAAGTGGGTTTGAATTATTTAAAATATAAAAGACATAATTTTTTTTCAACAATTAATTTATGAATATATTCCACTCTAGAAATAAAATCACAATCCATATGACTCGTTAATTTAATTATTTTTCGATAAACATCGGGTTTATTAATTTTCACCCAATTTTCATCACTTAAAGTTGGAGATTCTCGAATTTTTTCTAAACTTAAATCTTGAATCCTCATTTTAGTAAACTAACACACATCTATCCATACGAAGTGTTGCTGAAATTGTTGCCAAAGCGTCCGAACTATATTGTAATGCGTCAAAGTTAACATCAGATAAGAAAGTTCCTTCTAATATCCATTTTTCCACAACGACACCTGTTGGGTCTAACATCTCAAGGTCAATGTTTTTCTTATATCCCGCAGCATATCCCATACGACCAGTTACCGACTCAGCACATAAACGTACCCACTCCATAAGAGCTTGTGATGCAGAAGGTCCAATTGGGTCACGGAATTTAACGTTAATTGTTCCCCAAGTAAATCTACCCGCAACATACGTTGAAGTGTTTAAAAAGGGTATCTCAACGTCTTTAATAGTAATATGTGGTCTAGCAGCAGATTCTACGAACCATTCGTTAATCCCTAAAGTTGAAGGGAATCGTACAATAAACCTATTTTGTCTTTTTGGCTCATACGGTATGGGCATTTTCATTAATAAATCAGCCATTTTCTATTTTGTTTTTAATTTTTATTTTTTATCTTGTTTATTATAAATATAACATATTTATTTTTTTTCTCTTGACTTTTAGAATTAAAATATTTATCATTCTAGAAATCCTAGTTTTAATATTAATAGTTTATTTTAATTTTTCTTAACTAGTTTTTTATTTTAATATTCTTTTTTAATTCCTCCTGCTGTTGAATATGTTTTAATAATATTCTCTGGTTCTTTTTCAAAATGTTTTTTAACTACTTCTACATTTTTAATATCATCATCTGAAAATCCTACTTTAGGTAAAAAGTAATTATTTATTTTATTTTTTAAAAATGCCTTTTTTTGTATATGTTGAGATACGTTCTTAACATATTCTACAAATTCATCTAATGCTTTAATTTTACCTTCTTCTGGGTTGACAGCAGAACCTTCACCAAAAGTCACTGGGTAAAATTTACATAAATCTAAATATTCTCTAATCATTTCTCTTTTAGAGGTATTTTCTTCATCTGCCAAATCTCTATATTTCTCCAAGTTTCTAACTAATTCATTTGAATCAATACCGTTAAGGTTTGAAACAATATAATTATAACAAGCTTCTTTTAACACGGACGGTGTGTGTCCTCTAGCGGTGACTATAGAAAAAATCGACCCGTTATTGATTGCCTCAACAAAATCACTCCACGCAGGACCTGGTTTGGCTAACATAGAATCAATAATGAATTGTTTGTCACCTTTAACACCAAAATATCTAAAAGGTTCATCTGCAAATCCAATAATAGTGTGTTCGTCAAAATCAAAAGGTTCTTTACCTATTTGTTCTCTATAAGTTGCAAAATCTTCGGTTGACATTCCCACTTCATCCCCTTCATCATCTTTTACTATGATTTTAGTTGGCATTGACACAATATTGTCGTCCCAATCAAAAGCGTAATATTTTTCATCAGGAGCACCAGTTTCATCAATACCCTCTACAATTTTATTTTTTAACATAATTTTAAATTAAGGCTTAATTATGACCCACTAATACAATGGGTCATAATTTTTAGTTATTATATATTCTCAAAAGAAGCTCCGGTTGGAGTAATATAGAACGTAATGTCTATAAATTCTAATGATTTTGTTGGTTTGACATAAATCTTACCTGTCATCTGATTTCTATCAAGGTCAGCAGTATCTGATGATACAGTTACTCGGAAATCATATAAACCTCTATCTCTTCTAATTGCGTCCAAGATAGGATTAACCGCGTCTAAGAAATCTTGTCTTACTTTTTGGTCGTTTTGTTCAAACAATAATCTTACAGATACCGCTGAAATCAATTTACGAGCTTGAAGTAATAATCTTCTCACATTTATTCTATCTAATGCCGATTGTCTAATTTGAAGAGTTTTATTACCCCAAATTACAGTACCAACATCTGAGAAAGTAGCGATTGGATTAATACGACCTTGATAAAGAGTATCTCTATCTTCTTGAGTAAGTTTCTTTCTCGCTTTAACAGCATTTACAATACCTCTTGTGTAACCCGCTGCTGCGAACCAAGGGAACGCAATATTATCAGTTAATGCTAAGTTTCTTGTTACTTCAGCCGTAGGTGGTAAATAGATTTGTGTGTTATTAACACTATCTCTTGTTAATACCCAAGGATAATAAGTAGCTGTATAATTTGAATCTACACCTATTTGGTCTAAATTATCAACAGCCTCTTGAGGATAGATTAAATCTAATTGGTCACCAGTAGAAGGTGCGAACATATCAAAATCAGGTGTTGTGGTAATATACAATGAATCCGCTCTATCGTTTTCAATCATATCAATAGCACTCTCAACTAAATCTGAATTATTTACATAATCAATTCCTGGTGTTACAAAAAGATTAATATTTACAGCTTCAGGGTTAGAAAAAGTTTGTTGACCTAATTTATATGCGTAATAATCAGTGTTAGCCCAATCTTGAGTGTTGTCACCAACTTGGATTTCTTTAAATGCCCCCCAACCTGATGCCGTAGGATATTTAATTGATGTACACGCTCCTCGTAAGTAACCATTTCTACCTAAAACAAATGTATCACCGTTTGTTCTATATTCTCTATAGATATCCCACCCGTCAAAACCTCCTTGAACCAAGAAACTGAATTTACGTGAATATATTCTATAGTAAGGACTTGATTCGTTATCTGGGTCTTTTGTAAATGTTGCATCTCCAACATAAAATGCTGGTGTACCACTTGTTGAAAAACTATTAGGAATCAAGATGTTATTAGCGTCTTTATCCATATGGAAACCTTTAGTTCTTGTCGCCCACTCACCACCTGTTGTACTAGTACAAACACTTAACGGTAATTGTTTTCCTTTATACGAAAAGAAATCAGGGTCAATACCAATACTATCAGATATACCAAGATAAGTTCTTCTTACATTATCTCCACCACTTTTAATTGAATCGTCTGTTCCTGAACTTAAACCAAATGGGGGGTTGTAAACAACCTCACCTGGATAGTCGTATTTAGTTTTCATAACAGGAAATGGTGATTTAACACCCGCGTAATCTCTAGAGTTAAACCCTAAAAATCCACAAGGAAGTGCATCTACCGGTGCGTCTTCATTAATTTCTATCATAATATGTTTTGAATTCAACTCATATTCACCATCCATAGTACCAATTTTTTTGGCTACGAAAGAATTATCGTTTGGATTCATATTACAATTTGTAAATTTTTCAAGAACAACAGGAGCACTATCAGTATCGTAAAAATCTCTAACTAATATATCAAAAGTTCCATTATTAAATGACATGTTAGCAATAGAGATTTTAACTTCCGTATTGGCAGCGTTTCCATCTGCTATAGTTGTAAATTTAAATAAGTTATAAACTTTATTACCTCTTAATTCAGACACAACCCAAGGGGATGTTGGTGATTGATATTTTTCTTGGTACCAACCAATCGTAGATGTATTGTCATCACTTCTGGAATCAGGTAATGCCGTTAATTCACAATTTAAACCTTTAATAAACCCTTTTCTATATCCATAAGATAATAATGTTTGAAACTTTTCTTCAACAAACAACGGAACTGTAGTTCTTGGTTTAGCAAAATTAGAAGAACCAAATACTTTACTAATATATTTAGAATCGGAATTTGATAAAGATGTTTCAAAGAAAAATACTTCACCATCTTTATTTGTCACATTTAACCCAAAAGTTGCAAATGGGTTTTTAATAACCTCGGAATAATTTGAGGTACAATCCATTGAAACATCTGATTCATTTGGTACTTCAAAAACCGCCCCATTATCACTACCGTAAGTTGCCACACCTCTTGAACGAAGAGTTGCCATAACTAAATCATCAAAATCAGTATAAGAAGTTCCAGAATAAACATATATTTCTCCGGTAACAACTCCTTCATAACAATTTTTAGTTGTTCCTGTGTTAGGTGTTCCTGTATTACCAACAACCGTGATACCACAAATCGCTTCAGTAACAACACAAACATTCCAAGTAGCTCCGGTTGTTTCATCTTCAGAAAGTAAATAATATTCTAAACATCCACCTGAAAAATTGTTATAGGTTTCACCACTTGTTTGACCCTCAATACCAATTGACACATTTCCATTTGGTACACAAGTATCGAACCCACAAACAATGTTTGTTAAATCAGTGTCAGTAGGTACTACAACAGTTATTGTGTTAGTATTGTAATTTATACTACCAATTGTTGTTGTGCCTAAGCCGTCAACAAGAATATTGGCGTTATTTCCAGAATTATCTTGTAAAATATTAATTGTGTCCCCACTTGCGTATCCCGTACCCGGTGTTACAATTTCAACATCTGTTACACCATTGTTACCGTCAACAGTAATGTTAACAGTTAATCCAACACCAAAACCATCAGACGAAGTATTACAAAGTCCCGCATCATAGGATGTTCCACTAAAAATAGACGTATTATCTAATGATGATACATATCCACCAACAGTAAACTCAAAGAAGGTTGCACAATTTGAAGTAGTTGATACATAATCTAGAGTATCGACAACACTATAAAAAGACGAACCCGTGTATGACCCACCACCATTATTATCAAATAATGAATAATACCAAGGGTCATTTTGTGGTGCGGTATAATCAGCTAAATCAGAACTAACATTATCAACACCAAAAACATTTGTTGACGCAGTATAAGATGTTAAATCTGAATAACTACTTGTAGGTATTGTACCAAAGTACGAAATTCCTGAATATGAATGGTTATAATTCAGAATTGAATCAAAAATTAAGTTATTAATATCTGACCGAAGTGTTGATGTACTACCATTAAATAATTCATATGAAGAATCAATTCTTTCTAATAAAAATTCAGGTAAATCAGTGTCAATCATATCGATAGATGAAATATTATCATCACATCCGGAAAAACTATAAGAATACATATATGTTTCATATTCTTCACATATAGAATCACATCCAGGTGTTAACGTGAGACAACTAAAATCAATTGTTGTTGAATCAACATTTGCTTTTGTTGTTATTGTCCATGATGGACCAGCATCGTAACCTGAAAGACCTAATATTCTGGTTACAAATAACTGATTAGATTGTTGTAAGTACGATTTAGCAATGTAGGATGCTTCATACTTTGGTATTTGTGTGTTTATAAATTTTTCAGGAGATGTTCCCCCAAAATACGACGAAAATTCATCAAAATTTCGTATAAAGATAGGCTCGAAGGCTGGACCTTTTAAAGTCTCACCTACAATACCTAATGTGGTTACACCCACACTTTGAGCTACGAAACTTAAATCAACTTCGGAAGTATATACCCCAGGAGATACGAATACTTTGCTGTTTGTTGCCATTAGTTTGTCTTGTTTATAATTTTATTTATATATAAATATTAAAAAAAAATCAAAATACTTTACTTCCTAGTAACTATTTATATTTTAGGTAGATTATTTTCTGCCTTTTTTCTACTTATGGATAAAGATGTCAAAAAGATTAAAAATTTAAAGATATCCGTGGAGACACACGAGATTCTTAAAACTTACTGTGAAAAAACAGGTGTTAAAATGTATCGTTTTTTAGAACGATTGATTATTGAGAAATGCAAACCCAAAAAAGATATATATGGGGAAGATTAAAAAATGTTATCAATAAATTGAATTGTGGATTCTAATAACTCATCATTTTTAACAACAACCAATCTTAGGTTATCTCCGGAGTTAATTTGGATTAATTCTAAATCACTACCATAATAGTCGTCATTGATATAAACATCAAATGATTCAATATTTATTGTGGAACCAATTTTAATATCAACAACATAACTAAATAACTGTGTTAATGTGTCATTTCCGACTACAAATAATGCTTGACTGCCAGCACTTTTTTCTTCTTCTTTTCTTTTACCTCGTCTTGTTGTTTTAGTACTAAATTCAACAGATGTCAAAACTCTAGTAATTGCCGGAGACACTTCAAATTCATCTTCATCAATTAAAAATCCCAACATTGTAAATTCGTAACTTTGTATATAATATTTACGTTTTTCAACATCAAATACTGATTCATCGGTTATGGCTCCCATAATAATCGGAATATAATGTCCTTTAATTACGGCATATGATTGTCTTGAAGCAAATTTCTCTAAAATAACCTGATTAAGTTTATTTAACTCTCTCATTCTATTACAAATAATTTTTACCGAATAAGTAATATCAACCGGAACGGGTTGTGGTATGGTATAAACATCCATTCCATTTCTTTGACCATCAAATGTTGGTACTTGAGCATAAAAATATTGTCTTCTGTTGGGGATGTTATATAACAGAGCCGGATTGGTACCAAATTTAACTTCAGGTTGTCTAATTGTTGTTATAAATGGTGGTTCAGAATTTTTATCAATATTTTGAAAATTCCAAGTTTCTGTAAATTGAGACCAATTTTGGGTTGTAACAATAATATCAACAGTTGGTATTACTTTACCTTCAATAACAACTTTTAAATCATCCCTAACAAAATCTAAAAACCCTCTATCTAAATCCGCATGTAAAATTGATTTTGGAAGAAATGTACCGTCTTTATTAATTTTATCCAAAAGTTCTTCTCTTCTTGGTAAAAGAGTTTTAGATTCAGTTAATGGTATATTTTTTTTTATTTTGTTTGGTAACGGCATCTTTATTTTGTTATAAAAATTTTATTTTTTAAATTAATCATCTCCACTTCATTGGCGTGAAATATAGGTTCTTCGGTGTCTTTCATAACATAAGAATTATACTTGTATGGGTTGTAGGTAACAATATTATTGTTAGGTTCTTCAGGTAAATTCTCACAAGGGAACTCACAATAATCCATTAAAGTTCCAATAACAAATGAATGTACATTTTTACTTTTTTCTCTAACCACTCTTTCTCTACCGCCATGTCTAACTCTAAATTCCACAACTTCTAATT